CGCTTTATCTAAAGCGTTTTCTTTTTGTTTGGCATGAAAACGGCATAAAATAACTTCATTTTTTACCTTTTTTCTCTAATTTATCTATAAAATTTATCTATCAGAAAGAGGGAAAAAGGAAATGGCAGTCAAGAAAGACACAAAAACAGGTACGTGGTATTTTTATGGATCGTACAAGATGATGAACGGAAAGCAGAAACAGTATAAGAAGCGTGGCTTTCCAAAAAAGAAGGATGCAGTAAAGGCGGAAATACTATTTAGGGCCGATATTAAGACTCCTTATAAAAATCTTACGCTGGAAGAACTATTTACTCTATATTCAGAGTACACTGAGAAACGAATCAAAGACAATACTTACAACACTCAAACAAGAGTTTTGCAAAGATGGATTGATATTATCGGTAAAGATACGTTGATTAAAAAGATAACAACTAGCAATCTAGAGGATGCATTGGAATTAATGATTCGTAAGTCAAATTCCAATACCGCAGTTAATTATCTGAACCGATTAAACAAGATGTTTAGGTATGCAGTTCAAAAAGGATATTTGGAAACAAATCCATGTGCTCCTATAGAAGTTATCAAAAACCCAAATGCAAAAAAGAACGAAATGAAGTATTGGACATTGGATCAGTTCAATTTATTCATTCCATTTGTTACAAATCCTATGTACAATCTATTGTTTAAGAATCAGTTTTACAACGGAACAAGAATAGGAGAAGCACTAGCTTTAACTTGGGAAGATATAGATTTTGAGAACAAAACAATCACGATCAACAAGACATGGTCGAAAGATTTGCATCAGGTTACCACTCCAAAGACTAACAACAGTTACAGAACAATTACGATTCCAAGCTTCTTATGCGATAATTTCAAAGCCTATAAGGAATTATTGGATGTTCCTGATAAGTCGTTTATATTCGGTATAGACACTCCAATATCGAACACGGCAGTCAGAACATATCTTTTAAGAGCTATTAAAGCAGCTAATCAAAGCAACGAAGAACAAATACCTACTATTCGTATACACGATTTAAGGCACTCATGTGCAAGTTACATGATAGGCAATATGGTAAGAGACGGAAGCTCTAATTTTAGCTTGTATGATGTTGCAAAGCGTTTAGGAGACAATCTAAACACTGTATTGAGTGTTTATGCACATTGGCTACCTCAAGCAGATAAAGGAATCGCAAAATTCATGGATAAAGACAATGCACTAGATTAATTTCTAGTGCTTTTTTTTGTTGGCAAAAGAAAAACACACATTTAAGTGTGTGTTCTCTAAACTTAATAATTATTATTTTACACTACTGAACTTACAAACTAGCTTTCCAATAACTCTAAAGCACTCGTTAGTAACATCAATAATTATTGGATCGTATTTTTGGTTTGCACTTTCCAATACAATCATTCCATTATTTAATTTTCTAAATATCTTGCATACACAATCATTTCCATCATTGATACAGAAAGAACCAATTTGTCCACTTTCCAACACGTTAGTTTTCTCAAATATTAGTGTGTCTCCATCATTGATTCCTTTTCCAATCATGGAATCACCTTTTGCAATATTAGCAAAGTACTCATTGTTAGAATTTATATACCTATCGGGAACGGCTATATAGTCTTCGATATTTTCTTCAACAAATAATCCCATACCGCAACATATAGAAGAATATAAAGGAATTGATTTATCTTTGATATCTTTCAAAGGGAAATAATTAGGATCGTCACCCCAACCAATCAAGTAGAATGGTGAAATCCCTGTAGCACCTCCAATTGCATTTACGACATCAACAGGAACTTTAGTTGTTACTCCTTGAGAATATCTTTGTAAGGCTGATTTAGAAACTCCTGTCCTCTTTTCTAATTCAACAAATGAATACCCGCTTTTTTCTATTGCTTTTTTAATTCTATCAGATACTACATTATTCATTAATATCCACCTCCTAAAGTATTATCTGCTAAATATATTATATTTGTAATATCCCAATTTAGCAATGACATAATAAAAAATTTAAAACAAATATCCCAATAAAGGGTTGACACTTAACTCAAACGTGATATACTTTAGGTGACCCGAAAAAGGGATGAAAGAGGTGAGAATTTATGGACAGAGGGCTTTATAAAATGATGCTCGAAAGAAACAATATGTCACAAAGAGAGTTAGCAGAAAAGCTTGGAATCAGCAAAAACTCACTCTCTTTAAAAGTAACAGGCAAATGTAGACTTTATACTGATGAAGCTACTAAAATGTGTGAAATTTTGCATATTGATAAAGATGAAGACAGAGCAAAAATTTTTTTAAGATAAACATCCCAAAAATGGGATATAAACAGAAAGGAAGGAGATTGAATAAATGAACGAATTATTTAATGTAACTACAAACGGTGACAAATTAACTTTGTCGGCTAGAGAGTTGCACAAAGAATTAAACATTGCAGGAAGATTCTCTAGATGGTTTGAGCAAATGTCAGAATACGGATTTGAAGAAAACGTCGATTTTACAAGTGTACAAAATTGTACGGTTGTTAATAACGGAGCAACTAGAGAATTGCAAGACTACCGAATCACACTTGATATGGCGAAAGAAATTGCAATGCTACAACGCAATGAAAAAGGAAAAGAAATTCGAAGAAAGTTAATCGAATTAGAAAAGGCTTGGAATAGTCCTGAAAAGGTTATGGCACGTGCATTAGACATTGCACATAAAACAATTGCTAATCTTCAAATTGAAAATGAAGAAATGAAACCGAAAGCTATCTTTGCAGATGCAGTTGCAACTAGCGATACTTCAATTCTAATTGGTGACTTAGCTAAATTGATCAAACAGAATGGTACAGATATTGGTCAAAAACGATTATTTGAAAGAATGCGAAATGATGGATATTTGATTAAGAAAGGCGCTTCAAAAAATATGCCGACTCAAATGGCTATGAAAAAAGAATTATTTGAAGTTAAGGAAAGAGTAATAAGTAATCCTGATGGTTCGACAAGAATTACAAGGACAACAAAAGTGACTGGCAAAGGTCAGATTTATTTCATTAATAAATTCAAAAATGCATAAAACGATAAGAAAGGGTGAATAAAATGGCAGAACCAAGTGAAAGATTAGAAAGTGACAGATTAGATTCAATTAGATTATTCCAAGACTCAGTGCATTGGGAAGGAAAAGTTTTTGATGTGCTAATTAAGAACGGATGTTCTAAGGAAGATTTAGTAAACGTATCTTCAATGCTTCAAACAATTTATATGTGTGGATTTGAAGTAGGGAAAAGATGTGTTGTGAAATGAAAGTGTTGCTTGGCTATAGAGACATCATGGAACTTGGTGTTTCTAAGAAAACCGCATACAAGATGTTGAATCTCATATGCGAATCGGAGGCTTACAAAAAGTCCAATCTATCCAAAGTGATAGATACAAAGAAAGTTCCAACAAAACTATTCGTAAAGATGTTTCCTGAATTTAAAGAAGTAGTGGGGTGTGAGAAATGATGGACACAGATGATTTAAGGGTTATTCAAGATAACCAATTTATTGATGAAGATGAAGAAGAGGAGGAAGAACAAGATGAGTACAGTTACGAAGACTACTGCTACGACTTCTGCAAAGCAGAAAGAGACGAAGAAGCCTGGTTCTAAATCAACCGCAAAGAAGAAAGCAGTTGAGTTAGGTGATTGTATCACGCTTCCTTCTTTTGCTAATAACGAGTACGAAACTCAGTATTCAATGCTCGTTAGAAGTCAAAAACAAACGCACATGGTTAATCGAGCTGCTAAATTCAATTACATTTGTTCTCTTATTTGTTTCTTGGTTTCTTTGGCTTTCATTGTGATAGCTAATTGGTACATAAGAGGTTTGTAAAATGACTCAAACAGAAAGAGTTATCAAGCACCTAAAGGAATATGGTTCTATCACTCCTTTAGAAGCTATCAGAGAATATGGAATCACTCGTTTAGGTGCAAGAATTTGGGATTTAAGAGATTTGGGATATGACATTGAAACGCAAACTGAAACTTCAAAAAATCGGTTTGGAGATAAAACATCATATGCCAAGTACGTATTAAAAGGAGAGGTGAAAAATGAATCTGTATCAAGACACTGAAAAGTTTAGTGTTGAAAAGTATGGAAGTCATGAAGAATGGTTAAAAAAGCGTGGATGTGGTATTGGTGGCTCGGATGCAGCGTGCTTCATGAATTTAAACCCATGGAAAACATTAAATCAGTTGTGGCACGATAAAAAATTCGGTTCACAACAAATTACGAATGATGCTATCGAGTATGGCAATACTGCAGAGCCTTGTTTAAGAACGTTATTTCAAGCCAAACATCCTGAGTTAGATGTGCAATACGTGGATAACGTTACATTGGTTTCTAAGGAGCATGAGTTCTTGAGATACAGTCCTGATGGATTGATTTACAACAAGGAAACCGGTGAAAGAGGAATCTTGGAAATCAAAACATCAAAGATTATTAATTCTCATAGTTTGCAGAAATGGGGTTCTAAAGGAAACGAAACAGTTCCTGACAACTATTATTGCCAAACATTAGAAGGATTAATTGTTACGGATTTTGACTTTGTTATCTATTGTGCAGAACTAAGATTTGCAGATGGTGATGCACGAATTATAGAGCGTTCCTACAGAAAAGTAGAAGCTCTAGACAGTATGAACGATTTAAAACAAGCAATGTTAGAAAAATGGGATAGGTACTTCATAGGTGATGTAGAACCACCTATCACATTGTCTATATAGAAAAAGAGGAGATGGAAATATGGAATTTAATTTAGAGGTACGTGCACAAAATGGAAAAGTGTACACAAATGCTAGTGAATTATTACCTGATATTCAAGAAGGCTTAAAGCACTACAACTATGTAGTAGATGAAGGCAACTACAAGAAGGCTAAAACAGATAGAGCTGCTTTAAACAATTTGGTAAAGCTTGTATCTGATAAGCGTAAACAAGTTGAGAATGATGTCTTTGCACAATGGATTCAGGATAAAAAAGACATTATGCAAGTCGAAAAGACTATCAAAGCAGCATCCGATAAATTGGGTGACGGAATCAATGATATTGATAATGCAGAGAAAGAATTGAAGAAAAATCAAATCAAAGAGTTATGGGAAAGCATGACGAACAACAAATATCCTTTTGAACTAGTTTTTGAAGAAAGATATTTGAACAAGTCTGTTAAGCCTAAAGAAATTGAAGAAAGCCTAAATAACAAGTTTCTTAAAGCAGAAGAACAATTATCTTTTATCGAAGCTTCTCTGCCTGAAGATGAACTACAGGCAGAACAAGTAATCCAATTGTTCTGTAAGACATTGGACTTATCTAAAGCTACAGAGAGAATCAATGAAATTAAGGAAGTCAAAGCAAAGCTCCAAGAAAAAGTAAATGCTCAGATTGAACAATCTAAACAAGCTCAAATGGAAAGAGTAAATGCAGTTCCTAAACAAGCTCCATTTGAAACTCCTCAGTATCAAAATCAGACAGAGCCAATAAGATACTGCGTATTCCGTTTTGAAGGCCCTATGAGCAAATTACAAGCGTTTAATCCAATTTTAAATCAGTTCATGCGTGAACATAACGTAAAAGTGACAATTGTAGAAAAAGGAGAATGTTAATTATGTTACAAAACAATATTGCAAAAAAGAATGACAATCAATTGGTAGAATTTTCTGCCAACGGAGAAAAAGTTAAATTATCTCCAGCTATCGTAAGAAATTACTTAGTAAATGGAAATGGTCAAATTACAGACCAAGAAGTTGTGTATTTCATTAATTTGTGTAAATCGCAAGGCTTGAATCCATTCATTAAAGACTGCTACTTAATCAAGTATGGAAGCACTACACCAGCTCAAATGGTAGTTTCAAAAGATGTTTTCTTGAAACGTGCCGAAAGAAATTCAGAGTTTGATGGTTTAGATGCAGGAATTATCGTAATTAATAACGAAAGCGGTGAGTTAACTTACCGAAAAGGTGCTTTCTATTTGAAAGATCGTGAAGAAGTTGTAGGTGGATGGGCAGATGTATTTAGAAAGAATGTATCTCATCCAACTCACATTGAAGTCTCATTTGAAGAATACGCAGGAAGAACTAAGGACGGAAAGCTTAACTCACAATGGAGCACGAAAGCTGCAACAATGATTCGTAAAGTTGCGATTACTCAAGCATTGAGAGAAACGTTCCCTAACGATTTCCAACAGATGTATTCAGAGGAAGAAATGAATGTGGATATGAAATTGGATGAAACTCCAATCCAACAACCAACACAAACAATTGAACAAGCACCTGTTCAAACATACTCAGAACCTGATGAACCACAAGGGGCACAACCCGAAGGTGTAAGTCTTGTATAAATCAAAACGTAGCCAAGCTACAGATATTCCTAAATCAGTTAAAGATACTGTATGGGAAAGAGACGGGAGAATGTGTATCTTTTGCGGTTCTCCCTTCGCATTTCCTGAGGCACACATTTGTTCAAGAGCACAAGGCGGACTTGGGGTAGAAAAAAACATTATTACAGTGTGTAGAAGGTGCCACAATCTTTTAGACCAAAGCACAAAGAGAGAGAAAATGCTAGGAATTGCCAAAAGATATTTAGAACGCATCTACGGAAACATTAGTGAAGATGAGGTGAAATATAATGCTAAGTCAAAATGAACTGTTGTTTAAATACAATCCATTCAAAGTTAAATATTGGAAAGACGAAGAAATCCAAGAACAACTTGAAATTTTAGTGGATTCTTATATTCCTGATGAAAACGCAGTAATGGAAATGGCATTGAATGTCGAAAACCTTGCAAATCAAATGTTCTTAATTGGTGAAATGATGGCTAGATTGCAGGAGAGTTCCAATATCTTAAAGGCGGATATTGAGAATAAAATGACCAACGCAATTTATGTAGAACGCAGTACATGGGAACGTGAGCATGACGGAAAAGCACCAAGTATTAAATTCTTTGAAGCATTAGCTTGTCAAAAAGTAGCTGATGAAAGAACAAAGCTTGCGAAAGTTGATTCTGATTTAAAACGTTTCAAGACGGCTTACGAGTCAATCGAAGCCAAGATGAATGCGACAAAGAAAAAAATCGAGGTCACTAAGTTTGAGATTGGAGGTGCGTAATATGGCTTTCATTGGTATTGATCCAGGAAATCTAGAAAGTGCATATGTAGTTGTTGCAGATGATTTAAGCGAAGTCCTAGAAAAAGGAAAAGTTGAAAATCTTGAATTGATGAGATTACTTACTCGTTTCAAGCTTACATACGATATTCGTTATGTAGCTATTGAAATGATACAAAGTTACGGAATGGCAGTAGGAGCATCTGTATTTGATACGTGTGTATGGATAGGACGATTTAAAGAGCATTGCTTAAAACTTTTGTGGGAAGTGGAGTTTGTATATCGAAAAGAAGAAAAAATGATTCTATGCAATTCGATGAAGGCAAAAGATAGTAATATCACACAAGCTTTAATTGATTTGTTTGCCAAAGACACTCCAAACAAAGGAAAAGGAACAAAGAAAGAGCCTGGATATTTCTACGGATTTAAAAAAGACGTATGGCAAGCGTTTGCGGTCGCTTACGTTTTTCATACTAAATATATCGGAACAGAATGTTAGGAGGTGTGATGAATGGAAGAACAACAAAGATCATATTATGCGATTATTCCAGCAAACGTAAGATACGATAAAGATTTAGCTCCAAACGCAAAATTGCTATATGGAGAAATCACTGCATTATGCAACGAAAAAGGATATTGTTGGGCATCTAATCAATACTTTGCAGAACTATATGGAGTATCCATCCTAAGTATTAAGCGTTGGGTAAACTCGTTAGTGACTAAAGGATATGTTTATAGAACATTGACATACAAACCAAATTCAAAGGAAGTCGATAAACGAATCCTCAGTATTGATGGTGGTATAAAAATCGATACTACCTCAGTTCAGAAATGTTACGACCCTAGTATCAAAAACGATACCTCATCTAGTATCAAAAACGATACGGATAATAATACAAGTATTAATAATACATTTAATAATAAAAAAGATGTATATACACGCAAACACAAATACGGAGAATATCAGCACGTTTTACTAACGGATAAAGAACACACACACTTGGTTGAATTGTATGGATCATCTTTGGATGAACATATAAAGATTCTTGATGAATATATTGAGACATCAGGAAAAAAATACAAGAACCATTCACTTGTGCTTCAAAAATGGGTACATGATGAATGGGAAAAAAGAAATAAGAACAATCCTGTTAAACTCGATTCTAAATTCTATGCACAAGAAAGCAATCAATCATATGCAGATGTACAGAAAGAAATGGAACGAGTTAGAAGAGAAATATTAAGAGCATAAGAGAGGGGATTAAATGATTAATTGGATTTGTGGGGTTATATGTGGAAGCGGTACAACACTTCTTCTATATAGCCTATTTGTTGGAAAAAGAATTCAGGAAGAACAAGATAAAGCGACTAAATGTATCTACAAATATGAAGAATACAGGCGAAAGATTAGAACACTTGAATATCAAAAAAGAGAATTAGAGAAGAAGCTTGAATCAAGTAAATACAGTGGTGATTACTTAGGCTTCGAGGAGACGAAATAATCAGGAGGGGTAGCAAGTGCAATATTACATGCTGGACAAAAGAGATATATCAAATGTACATGGAATCGTAGATGCCAAAGATGTAATGAGGGAATTAGGTATTGCAAATGCTCAGTTCTCTAAAATGGTGAGAAACGAGGAAATCTATAACGGATGTATTCTCGTTCCCGTCATTCGTGAGAGCGGCAGAGAGCTTCCAACAAGTGAATCGGAGGAACTATACCAATTGGTTGGTGAAAGTGACAGTGGGTATAGATATTACGTTACAAGTCACATAAGAGTCGTTTCTGTTTCACCATTTGATGGAACGGAAAGAGAAATGCGTATCCGAAAAACAAGCGAAACTAGATACGTTGTAAAAATCATAGATGGAAAGCGAAAGAAATATATAAGTGTTCTTGGGGAAGTGTATAAAGCGTTTGTTGGGGAAATAAAAGCTAAACACATTGTGGTATGTGATGGGGATTTAAAAATAGAAAATCTAAAGTTAGTAGATCTATCAGAAGTAAACAGATTAAAAAACTCGAAGAAGGTAAAGGTTGGAGATAAAATTTATAACTCGGTTATAGAGTGTGCTAATAAGAATTTTATCTCTGTGCCTTATTTGTATCAGATGTTGGAAGGGGTCAAACCCAATTTGATAGGTGTCGAATTAGTGTGAAAGGAGCAAATAAGAAATGAACAGAGTTATTTTATCAGGTGAAATCGGCAGTGATATCACTTTAAAGAAAACTGCAGCAGGACAAAGCCTATGTAATTTTTCTATCGAAGTTAAAGAAAAGGGAAAGAACGGACAAGAGTTTAAATCTTTCTTCGATTGTACTGCCTGGGGAGATAATGCAGAACATATTAATCAATATGGATTTAGAGGGCAACACATTGCAGTTGACGGAAAGCTTCAAAAAAGCTCATACACGAACAAAGACAATCAGAAGGTGTATAAGACTAGCGTGTACGTAATGGACGTAGAATTGGCTTTAAACAATGCGACAATGCCACAAACACAAGCTTATCAACAAACGCAACAACAAATGCAGCAGCCACAAACAGTGCCATTTACAAATCAAGTAAATTATCAATCATATCCTTCAAATGATGATTTAGGAGAGGGGATGCCATTCTAGATGATTGCTAAAAGATATGACGGAAAAGTTTCCTACAGTGTAAAGAAATGCGACAACAGGTGCATGAACAAATACAAATACTGTACAGATACAGAGAATGGAAAATTGGTTTTCAAGAAACCTGGGAAAGATTTTCTAGGGGCAACAAAGGAAAACATTATGAATCTGTATGTAATCGAAGGAAGTCTATACATTGGGGAATATGTTGATAAATAACGTTTACGGAAGATTCGCTTCATTCTTCAAAAGCCACGAATTAAAAGAAGCGGATGAATACATTAAGCGTGTGTTTCCAAATGCTGAGTTTTATATAGATTACGAGCACACATTAGTTTTTGAAAGAATAGGCGAAGATGAAGAAATTGATCTTGATTATCATACAGTGATAAACGGAGTTGCTTATGATGGGACATTCACAAGCAATTATAACGAGTTAGTTAAATACTGGGATGAATACCTTGATGGTCATGATAAGGTTAAAAATAAATCCAAAGTATTCACGTGCAATGGTAAAAAGTATGAACAAGAAACGTTGTTTTAAATAGGAGTAAAAGAAGATGAAAGTACATTGTTTATTTGAACAGTCAGGAACATTTAAGAATGAGTTCAGAAAGCTAGGAATCAATGCTTATGACTACGATATTCAAAATGAGTTCAATCAAACTGATTATGTTATTGATTTGTTCAAAGAGATTCGGGGGGGTATCATAACGAACCTTCCATATTTGACGGGATAAAGAAAGACGATTTAATCATTGCTTTCTTTCCTTGTACAAGGTTTGAAGCAAAAGTTCCTCTTTGGTTTAGAGGACAAGCCCAGCAACAGAAAAATTGGGATGATATAAAGAAATTAGAATATAGCATGAAGCTGCATGATGAACTACATGAATTATACGAATTAATCAGTATGTTAGTTGTTGTAGCAGAAAAAAGAGGATTGCAGATGATTATTGAAAATCCATATACGCAACCTCATTATTTGACAAGTTATTGGTGCATAAAGCCTTCTATGATTGATAGAAATAGAAGAATGGACGGAGATTATTTTGAGAAGCCAACACAATATTGGTTCATTAATTGCGAAGTTCAAAACAACTTAGATTTTGATCCTATTGAATTTGTTCCTAAGAAAGTTATTTCTAAGGTCAAAAAAGGTGAATACAGTGTGCAAACACAAAGGAGTATGATTCATCCACAATATGCACGAAGATTTATTAAACAATTTGTTTTAAAGGAGTAAAAACATGGCAAAATATTTATTTAAGGCGAATATATTCGCTAAATTATCAGAAATCGTAGAAGCTGATTCAGAAAAAGAAGTTATGGATAAGATTAGAAATCAAAAATCTTTTGAAATTAAGCAAAAAGCTTTGCAAGTTTATCCAGCATCAATTGAGATTAGAAAAATCAAAGAAAAAAAGGAGAAAAACAACATGGAATTAAAAGAAACAATCGAATCAATGTGTTCAGACAACTACAAAGAAAGATTTGTAGCAGAATATCATCAAGTAAAAATCAGATATGAGAAATTGAAGAATTTCTGCAACAAAATTGAAGTAGAAGAAATGTTAGGCAAAGAAGTAACAAAACATGATTGCCCACTTGAACTATTAAGAGAGCAGCAAAAATACATGGGATTGTATTTATCTGTTCTTGAAAAAAGAGCATTGATTGAAAACATTGTGTTATAAAAGGAGATAACAAATGACAATTAAAGAATACGATTTAATTAAAGAAATGTTACAAATGCAGAAAAAGCTAGATGAAGCAATTATGGAAGAATACGGATTAAATGAAATTGATGAAGAGAATTTAAGAATGGCTATTTTGGATGAAGTAGGAGAACTAACACACGAATTAAAAGCTAATTGGTGTTGGTGGAAAAAGACTCAAGCTCCTGTTGATAAACAAAAGGTTTTAGGAGAGTTAGTTGATATTTGGCATTTCGTGTTAAGTTATCAGAATCATTTTAATTTCGGAGAAGAAGCACGATTAAGTTATTTAAACGAGGAAGAACTATCGAATGGAATGTTAAAACGGTTAAGAACTAAAAAAAGTAATCTGTCTAAAGTATTAACTCGTTTAGTTATTTTTGAAAGTTCAATTATTCCGGTATTAATTGCAATCACAGAATACCTAGGATTCACGATCGAACAAGTATATGAAGCCTATGGAGATAAGAATAAAATCAACTATCAACGATTGAAAGAGGGGTACTAGGCATGTGGATTAGAAGTCAAGATAAAAAGAAATTAAAAGTTGGTGAGTGGATTCCTGTCACTGAAAGACTGCCAGAGGAACATGATAGCATATTCGCTGATTTGTACGGAACAGATAAATGGGATAGTAAATTATGGAGAACAGTATCAAATAGAGTGATTGTAACTATTAAATATGACGATGGCACAAGAATTGTTAAGGAGTCGCATACTTATGACGGCAAATGGGACGATGAGAAAAGAAGCAGAAACTGTAAAGTTGTTGCTTGGATGCCAATGCCAAAGGCATATAAGGAGAAAGAAAATGAACGCTAGAGAAATGTTTAAAAAGCTAGGGTATAAAAAATGTGCTTTTGGCGATTGTGTTGTGTATGAAAAAGGAAGTATTATGCGTTACATAATTCAATTTAATTTAAAAGATAAAATCTTTTATTCGTATACGGAATGTGGAATGGCAAATTCAATAAAAAGTTTAACTGAAAATGAGTTAAAAGCGGTTCAACAACAGATGAATGAATTGGGGTGGTCATGATGAGTGCAACTGAATATGATATTCACGATGAATTGATTCAAAATGAGTGTATTAGATTACATACTCACTTTAAGGATAGAATCTTACAAGAAAAAGATTTCTTTGAATTAAATAATGCAGTATTAAGAATCACTGAATACATCGTCAAACTTGAAAGAGAAAATTGTGGATTAAAAGAATATAAGAAACACCAGGAAAGAGCAAACGAAAGAAGATATCGTAGTGGGGAAGAGTCTTGGCATAGAGGGTCAGTTGTCGCAAAGAAGAAGTAGGTGGACAAAATGAACAAATTAAAAGTAAATCAAATGTTGAATGATTTGAAGTCGGCAAACTATTGCTGCCATCGAATTATTGAATTGAACGAGGAACTTGAGGTTCTGAATCATAAAATGTTAGGACTAAGCCATAATCCAATTAGGTTGACAAAGGAGCAGGAGAAATCCAGTGCTCCTATGCCGACCTTTCATGGTTCTTATACAAGTCCTTTAGGGATGATGGAAGAAGAAACTTTAAAAGTGGAAGAAATAAATTATTATCGAAGACGTTTAAATGAATGCAGAGCAATCGAGCTTTTATCTTTGCAAGACCAGAATATATTATTTGATCTATACTTTTTTGGCATGAATCAGTGGGATGTAGCGGCAAAGTATGGTTACTCAAGAAGAGGAATGATGAAACATATTAGAGCAGAAATAGCAAAACTTATGTAAAAAATAGAGAGATTATAATATAATTTAATTGGGTGATGAAGAATGGCAAAATACAATGCTTTAGATTTAGCAAAAAAAATTGTTAATATTGCAGGTGATATGGGCTTTAGTATTACTAGTTTGCAACTTCAAAAAGTGATGTACTACGTTCAAGGAAATTATATGAAGGCCTTTTCTGAAAAAGCTTTTGAAGAAGATATATTATGTTGGGATTATGGTCCAGTTGTAGAATCAGTTTGGAGATTCTTTAACAGATATGGACGATACCCAATTAAGCATAAATTTGAAACAAGTGTTGAACTCACTGAGCACGAGAAAAATCTTATTGAAACTATTTTAAAAGAAAAGCTAACAATGAATGTGTGGGATTTAGTAGATGAAACACACAGAGAATTACCTTGGAAAAGAGCAAATGAGTGTGGAAACGATAAGATTTCAATTCAAGATATGGAAAGGTTTTTTTGCTAAATGAGAAAGCCTGAAACATTTGATGAATTGTGCGAGTCACTAACCAAGCCGTATTCTACAGCTAAACAGTATTTTGATGCTGTGATTTTAGAATTTGATGTTTATGGAGATTCACAATATTTTTATGATTGGTTTTCAGATTTAGAAGAAAAAAAGCAAGATACTGTATACAATAATCTGCAAAGAATTTATAGTGCGATGAATGAAAGTGCAAAGCAATCTATCTCCTCGCTTAAAGTTAAATTAGTAGAAAATACAAAGAAAATAGATGATTGTGATACAGATAAACTTAATACTTATTTAGAAAATTGTGTGGAAGCGTTTAATAAAATTTCGGATGAATGTATTATATCAACCAAGTTATCATTAATAGCTCATTTGTTAAATACCATAGACTCTTATAGGAGAGTTCATGGAGCAGTTGATTATAAAGAGTGTGAGAAAAGATGCTCAGAACACGAAACACAATACAATAATTTAAAAAAGCTAACTATGCTTAATGTTATTGTGTGCTTCGTAATATCTGTTGTCTCATCTTTCTTTATGATCTATATTGTCGGTCTAATAGGAATTAATACATTTGTAGATTTTGTTAATGATAATATTATTCAATTAGTAATAGGTGGTATAGCTTCAATTATTGCTTCTATTGTTGTATATTATAAGAATTTCTATAAAAAACTTTAAAGAGTTCCCATTAGGAACCGAATTTCGTGCTAAACTAATATTATAAGAAATTATGTCAAGACAGAGGTCTTGGCTTTTTTTATGCAAGAAAGGAGGAATTCTATGGCTAAATTGACAGAAAAGCAGAAATTATTTGTTGACGAGTATTTGATTGATCTTAATGCAACAAGAGCATACAAAGTTGCATATCCACATGTAAAGTCAGATGGTGCTGCAATGTCTGCTGCTTCAAGATTGTTAAGAAATGTCAAGGTTAAAGATTATATTGATGAACAACTTGAAAAAGTCAGTTCGGGAAAGATAGCGGATGTCCAGGAAGTAATGGAATACCTCACAAAAGTAATGCGACGAGAAATGAAAGAATCTGTTGTCGTTACAGTGACAAAAGAACATTCAGAGTATGTTGATACAGGAGATGGCAAGCCAAGAAAGAAAACGGTCAAAGAAGAGGTGCCTCAAATCGTTGAGATTCCTGCAAAGCTTTCTGATGCAAATAAAGCTGCGGAATTACTAGGAAAAAGATATTCATTGTTTACAGACAAAGTTCAAGCAGAAATCGTAGTTCCTAGGTTCGAAGGAGAGGATGAGCTTGAAGACTAAAACAATCAAGTTACCCGAACTAGTAGGAAAAGGATATAAGTCCTATTGGAACTTTAGAGGTCGTTATGATGTCTGCAAAGGTTCTCGTGCTTCCAAGAAGTCGAAAACAACTGCATTGCGCATCATATACAACATGATGAAATACGATCAGTCGAACACATTGGTAGTTCGTAAGACATATCGAACGCTAAAAGATTCGTGTTTTACCGATTTAAAGTGGGCAACAAAAAGGTTGGAAGTTGAAAACTTATGGGAATTCAAGTATTCACCTTTAGAAGCAACCTATCTTCGAACTGGTCAAAAGATTCTTTTTAGAGGACTTGATGATCCGTTAAAAGTAACATCTATTACTGTTGAGTATGGATATTTGTGTTGGGCATGGCTTGAAGAATCCTATGAGATAACAAGTGAAAAAGACTTTGATACATTAGATGAGTCAATTCGTGGTGAACTTCCACCTCATCTTTGGAAACAGTGGATGATTACGTTCAACCCGTAGATTTTGCGGCATATAAAAGTGATTTTATATGAAAACCCCTTTAATTTTTGGAAAACCCTACTCGAAAGAGAGGGCAATCAAAAGCTAAGTTTTATTTTCGTTTGTTGCTTGGAATGGAATATAATGGTAAAATATAGATATGAAACAAACACCATTTTATTACATATATCTATTTCGAGAAATTAAAACACAAAAGATTATTTATGTAGGAAGCACACGGACAATCGGTGCTCGTATCAATGAGCATAGAAGAGGCTTCAGAGATAAAACACGTCAACAGCCAATACATAAATACATGATTGCAAACAATCTTGAATTGTTCAAAGATGTTGAAATAGCAATCGTTGATACCGCAAGCACAAAAAAAGATGCAATAGATAAAGAAATCGCTTATACAGAAAAGCACAAAAAGACCATAGCAAATGTATGGACTGGTGAACAAAAAGAAGATCTAAACAATTCAATAAGAAAGCCTGTTTCTACACCAGATGGAAAACAATGTTTTTCATCAATGAGAGAAGCTGCTGATTGTTTAGGTGTTACAAGGCATAAGGTTTATAAAATGGTTGAATCTGGAGAGCTTATAGAAATCGAACTAACTGGAAAGTATATAAACGAGACAACAGGTGAAGTATTTATAAGCGGATATCAATTACAAAAGAGATATAATTTATCAACTAAATTAATAAATAAATTATCTAAATCAAACGAATGTGTTATTAACGGAATGAAAATAAAAAAAGTTTAACGACTATCCTAACCGCAGTTAATGCGGTTTTTTTAATGGAGTACGCTCAAGTGAGCGGAAATGGGGGGCATCTTGAAAATTCAAGATGGTGATATAGTCTGATCTCATTGGTAACAATGAGCTGCGGAAGCGGTGTAAGATTAACGACCTTACATGAACACAAATGGGAATGAACACCACTGGCTAAAAAAAAGATTCTTTGATGCCAAGAATGACCCTGATATATTGGCTATCACAACCAATTATAAGTGTAATGAATGGTTGGATGATGCCGACTTAAGGTTGTTTGAAAATATGAAGAAGAACAATCCTAGACGATATCAAGTTGCAGGATTAGGAAATTGGGGTATCGTTGATGGATTGGTTTATGAGAATTGGAAAGAAGCAGAATTTACACTAGATCAGGTTATTGACTGTGACTCTGTAGACGGTATTGACTTTGGGTATACGAATGATCCTGCTGCAGTATTTATAGGTTTTATTGATACAGAACATAAGAAACTTTATGTTTGGGATGAGGTGTATAAAAAAGGTCTTTCTAATAAAAGGCTTTATGAGGAGATTGAAAGCTTACATTATCAAAAGAAGTCTTACACGGCAGACTGTGCAGAGCCTAAGTCGATTGATGAGCTTAGAGGGTATGGCCTTCGTGTTGAAAAGTCACAAAAAGGAAAAGATTCCATTATGCATGGGATTCAATATATTCAAGATTTTGAAATTATCATTCATCCTAGATGTGTTAATTTCATAACCGAAATAGGAAACTATACATGGGATGAAGATAGATTAGGAAACAAAATAAATCGACCAATTGATGATTTCAACCACTTGATGGATGCAATGCGATATGCAGTAGAAAAATATGCATTTGGCCGAGTTAAAGTAAGGACGTTTAAAGGAGGTATTTAATGAACGCATACATTATTAAACCGGATACGATATTTAAGCTATCTGACGATAAAGACATCCTTAACATTGAAGTGTTGAATGGATTGATAACAAGTCATAAAACATTAATAACAAGCAGATATAAAAAGCTTTATGATGCCTATATTGGAGATTATCCAATCTTGCATCAAGCCAATAAAGAAACCTATAAACCCGATAACCGTGTTGTGGTCAACTTTGCAAAATACATTGTTGATACATTCAACGGTTTTTTTATTGGGGTTCCAATCAAAGTATCATCTAAGAAGAAAGAAATTGATGATTATATCAACTTGCTAGATAAATACAACGATCAAGATGATAACAATGCAGAACTATCTAAGATTTGTAGTGTTTTTGGCAAAGGATATGAATTGTATTTCAATGATGATTATGGAAATTTAGGTATCACTTATTTAGATCCAAGAGAAGGGTTCATGGTTTATGATGAATCAACAGTGCAGAAACCTAGATATTTCGTAACTTATCAGATTGTAGATGAAGTTATGCGTGGATATATCTATGACAAAACATATAAGTATGAGTTCAACGATAAAGGCGGTCTTCATGTATTTAATGGCGTAGAGCATGGATTCAATGATATTCCGGCCACTGAATTTATTGAAAATGAAGAACGTATGTCTATTTTTGAATCAACATACAGTTTGATTAATGCCTATAACAAAGCAATGTCAGAAAAAGCAAATGATGTTGATTACTTTGCAGATGCCTATTTAAAAATCTTAGGTCCAAAATTAGAAGAGTCAGATTTGGTACATATTCGTGACAATCGAACAATTAACTTTGAGTCAATGGATGGAAGTGGTGATGGAATTGTAGTTGATTTTATGTCAAAACCTAATGCAGATGCAACACAGGAAAATCTAATCAACAGATTAGAGCGATTAATCTTCCAAAACTCAATGGTGGCCAATATCAATGATGAGAACTTTGGAACGACATCAGGCATTGCATTGAGATATAAACTTCTTTCTATGTCAAACCTGGCAAAAGCGAAAGAGCGAAAGTTCACATCTGGAATGAATCGTAGATATCGAGTCTTATTTAGTAATGCAGTCACACATCGTTCTGAAAACGACTGGCTTGATGTTGAATACAAGTTTACACAAAATTATCCTGCAAACTTATTAGAAGAAGCACAGACTGCTGCACAATTATCAGGAATCGTGTCACATGAAACCCAGTTGTCGTTTATCTCGGCAGTTGAAGATACGAATGCCGAAATGGAACGTATCAAAAAGGAAGATGAGAATGATATGGTAGAAACTGAAAACCGAATCTTCCAAAACAATGAGGATTCACAAAACGATGAGCAGTAAAACATATTGGCGAGATCGTGAGCTTGAATGGAAAAAGAAACGCTTAAAAGATGAAAAGCAATATGCGGATGAGATACAAGAAATATATGCAAATATGATGGATTCGGTTGAAAAGGAAATCGAATCCTTTTTTAGTCGCTATGCAAATAAAGAAAACATCACTATGGCAGAAGCTAAAAAAAGAGTTTCAAACATAGATATCAAAGCATTTCAAAGAAAAGCTAAAAAGTATGTAAAGGAAAAGAACTTTTCAGATGAAGCCAATGAACAGATGAGACTTTATAATCTTGCAATGAAAGTCAACCGATTGGAACTTTTAAAAGCAAACATCGGATTAGAGCTTGTGGCAGGCCATGATGAATTGAAGTCGTATACTGGTGATAAACTAGAAGGAGCCTATTTAGAAGAGATCAAGCGCAATGCTTCTATCTTAGGTGATACAGTGATTGACAATGCGAAGATGGCCAAAACAGTAGCAGATTCATCTTTTAAGAACGCAACCTTTTCAGAACGAATTTGGGTCAATCAAGACCAGCTAAAAAACAGTTTATCCAGTGTTTTATCCAATGCATTGATTCAAGGCAAGAATCCTAGAGAATTTATTCCGATTATTCGTAAAAAGTTCGATGTATCAAGATGCAATGCAGAAAGATTGTTGCGAACAGAAATTGCACGAGTTCAAACACAAGCGCAGGCAGAATCTTATGAAGCGAACGGAATAGATGAGTATGAATATGTGGCCTGTAGCTTAAAAGATGTGTGCCCATTATGTAAAGAAATGGATGGCAAGGTCTTTAAACTTAAAGACATGGAAATAGGAGAAAATGCTCCACCTAGGCATCCAAATTGCCATTGTGCGCTCGCACCACATTCTGACCGTAAGGAGTATGAAAAGTGGCTAGATGGTCTAGCAAATGGAGAACACAGTTTAAGGTTTGACGAGTGGAAAGAAAAACAGGCTTTGCATGAAAATAAAAAAGGACCAATCACAGTAATAACCGAATCTGCTATAAATAGAGTCCCACTTATGAAGCTTGCTAGACTTACTGAAAAAGAGGCTAAAAAATTACAAGCGATTCACAAGCGATTATTGGAAGAATCTAGAGTTCACAACCAATCAAATGAAGTAGGGTATAAAATGACTCCTGACTTTAAGCCAAAAGAAACAAAATATGGTTCTGATGATAAATTGATCTTTTCAAGTGTAAGTATTTCACCTAAGACTTATGTAGCGCACAATCATCCAAGAAATAATAGTTATTCTATAAACGACTTGCTTTTTTTCTATGAGAATGAGGACGTTCAGCTATTAACTATTGTAAAAAATAATGGTAATATAGAATTACTAGATAAGGCAAACTTTGATAAGGGTAAATTTAAAACCCTAGTACGACGAAATATAAAAAAATATACTTCTAATAAAGGCGAAATTGACTATGATAAAGTAATTAGTCAAACTCTAAAAGAAGCATCTAAGAAAGGACTGATAGAATGGATGAAAAGCTAAATACTAACGTGTTAGATGGGTCTGAAGAAGAACAAGAAAGACAATTGAAATTGTGGCTGGGATTATCACCGGATCAGTCATTTGCGGATTTGCCTGATATTCCAGAAAATCTTGAAGAGAATGAAAACTAGGTAAAGAAAGATATGGTAATAAAAATGGCTAGTAACGATATGCAGGTATTGATGTACAAGATTTTAAAGTATTTATATGAATGTATGAAACTTGGTAAAGAAGCAAGGCTAGAAGACTTTTCTTATAGCTCGAAACTGTTTGATGTTCCTAAAAGCTATTGGTTGGAAGTTATTTCCACATTAGTAACCCACGGCTACATCAAAGGGTTTAAGATATATGAAAACAAGTATAAAGACGTTAAATTCTATGTCGAAACGAATCCACCTTTCAAGATTACCTATGAAGGTGTTATCTTTTTGGAAGAAAACAGTGGTATGAAAAAAGCTTCCGAATTTGTAAAAGATTCTTTTAACGTTGTGCTATCTTCTTTGCTAGGTGTTATTCTATAGAGAGAGGTGAAAAAATGATTACATTTGAGCTATTAGAATATAACAACGGCAGATATGTATATTCATTTTCGCCTGACATAGATCCAAAGGCTAAAGGTAAAGTTGCTATATACGATAATGGGAATCGTGAAGTATTAGAGCAATCGTCTGTTGATGTTAAACAGTATTATGCAGGTCATGCTTTATGGGGTATTTCAGTAGGGGAAAAGACGGGCACAGTTGCTTGGTGCTAAGACATTTATTAAAAAAATCAGGTCACTCAAAACGAGTGGCCTTTTATTATGCGAGGGAGTGATACTATGGATTATTATTTCACACGTGGTGAAGATAGATCAGAACAAATTAAGAAGCATATAAAAGAAGCAGCACAAAGTATTATTGACCATGCAGATGATATTGTGGATCAATATGATTTGCTAACAGATTTAAAGATAGAAATGAATTTAAATCCAGATAACAACTGGCTTCCAAAAGTGCGAGTTACATCTAGCTTTCTATCTGAAAGAACTATTAAGTTAAAAAAGACAAATGAAACAGGTGATACTATGTGATAAAAATTAAGATTAAACAGACAGAAAGTGATTGCTTGATTGAAGTACATGGCCATGCTCGTTACGCTCCGATAGGAAAGGATATCGTCTGCAGCGCTATCTCAGTACTATTTTTGACATTGGCCAATTCAATCGACGAAACATCCGACGCACTTTGTAGATATTACGAACTTGATAAAGATAGCAAGACGTTGTATATCTCGGGTTTGGACCTTGCTGGAGAATTAGCAATTAATTTTTTCAGAATTGGATGCAAAGGCACAGAAGAAGCGTATCCAGAATACGTGGATCTAAGAGATGTGTAATCACAAATATTTGGAGCGTGTCGAAAAGGTTTATTTTGACCAATGGCTAGAGTGCATCGTTGAAGTACGTAATCAACGGTGCATTTTTTGTGGAAAAGCCAAGACTTATAAAGCCTACATATCCACACTACCAAACAAGACCAAGCATTCACGTCGTTAAACTGTATGGGTTACAGGCCAAGCATTTAAGCCTTAAAAAGATATGGGAAATGACAAGCAAAGTCAGAAAAATAGGAGGAAATTTACTTATGAAAAAATTCAATGACAGACTACCTTTTTGCTTACAACTTTTTGCAGATGAAACTTCAGGTGAGAATGAGAGTACAGGAACAGAAAACACTCAATCAACTGAGGGACAAGATAACCAAGAAAAAAACAAAGCACCTGAAAAGAAGTACTCAGATGAAGATTTGAATGCGATTCTTGATAAAAGGTTTGCACGTTGGAAAGCAGATCAAGAAAAAGAAAAAGCAGAAGCTAAGCGCTTAGCAGAAATGAATGCACAAGAACGAGCAGAAGCAGAACGTGACAAGGTGCAAAAAGAGTTAGATGAATTGAAAGCAAAAAACGCAATCTCAGAAATGACAAATGAAGCACGTAAAATGTGCGCAGAGCATGATATTAATGTTGGAGATGACCTTTTATCTGTTCTAGTTAATAAAGATGCAGATAAAACAAAGAAAGCGGTTGATGCATTTGTTAAGATGTTTGAATCTGAAGTAGAAAAAGCAGTTAAAGAAAAACTGAAAGGCAACGGTCCAAAACGTGGTGGTTCAAACAAAGGGGTAACTCGTGAATCAATCTTGAATATCACTGATCCAATGGAAAGACAACGCATGATTGCGGAAAATATGGATTTATTCCAGTAATAGAAAAAGGAGAACTAACATATGAAAAAAATTTATAAAGGTATGAACTTGCAAATGTTTGCAGCACCTACAGGATTAACAGGAGCAGGCAACATCCAAGTTAGAGCACACGAAATTGATTTTGTTACTAGTTTTGGAAAGAACATCCAAGCTTTATTGGATGTATTAGGAATCATTCGTCCAATCCGTAAAGCAAACGGTTCTGTTTTAAAAACAAAGAAAGTTACAGGAACATTACAGGACGGACATGTAGCAGAAGGCGAATCAATTCCATTAAGTGAATATAAAGTTACAGAAGAAGTTTTTGATACAATTCAAATTGAGAAATTCCGTAAAGCCGTTTCTATTGAAGCAATTGCAGAGAAAGGATATGAAGCTGCAGTATCTGATACTGACGAACAGTTCCGTATTGATTTGCAAGATAACATCACTGATCGCTTATATAAACAGTTGAATTCAGGCAGCTTAGTAGGACATGAAGCTACTTGGCAATTGGCTATCGCAATGGCAATCGGTAATGTTAAACACAAATTCCAACAAATGAAACGAAATACTACAGGTATTGTTGTATTTGTAAATACTTTGGATGCCTATCGCTATTTAGGAGAAGCTAATGTATCTATGCAGACTGCATTCGGTTTAACATACATTAAGAACTTCTTAGGAGCAGATATTGTATTCTTAACAGACCGAGTTGCAGAAAAAACAGTAGTGGCTACTCCAATGAACAACATCATTGCATATTATGTAGATCCAAGTGATTCTGAATTTGTAAAAGCAGGACTTTCATATACTACTGACAGTACTACTGGCTTCTTAGGATTCCATGTAGAAGGAAACTATGATCGTGCTATTTCCGATATGTTCGCAATCATGGGATTACGTTTAATGTGTGAATACCAAGATGCAATTGCACACTTTGCAGTAGGTGGTTCTGATACTCAGACATTGCGTAATTTAACATTAACGGCTTCTAAAGGTGAAGAAACAGGAACTACAAAAGTAGCAGTTGCAGAACAGTTGCAATCTATGAATAACAAATTCAAATTCAAGGTAGGAGCTTCTAAGGATGCAGTGGCTTATGGTGAAGATGTAAAATCATGGAAGAACTTCGAAGAAGGAGTAGACATTAAAGCAGCAGCAACAAATCACTGCACTGTTGTAGAATGTGACAGAAACTACAAAGTCGTATCAAAAGGTGATGTGGTTGTTGATTTAAAGGCATAGGTGATTAAAGATGTCGACAACAACCGTATTATATGATGTAAAACTGCTTCTTGGTTTGCAAACTGATGATGAAAAGCTAGAGACCATTGTAAGACTTACGGAGGGTCGACTTAAAGCACTTCTAAGCGTCAAAATCATACCGGATGAACTAGAATATATCATTACTGAAGTGTCTATCAAACGCTTTAATAGGATTGGTTCTGAGGGCGTTCAAACACATTCAGTAGAAGGGGAGTCAATGTCATTTAATGATGATGACTTCTCTTCTTTCTCTTCTGAGATTCAATCCTGGAGAGATGAGCAAGCCAATCAAAATAAAGGAAAGGTACGATTCTTATGAGGTACGATAAACCTATTTACTTTCAAAGATTTGTGCAAGGTTCTTATAATGAGAATACAGGCAACTATGAAGATGATTCGATTGAAGAAGAAATGGTAATGGCTTCCATAATGGATACAAAAACACAAACTATGATGCAAGTATACGGACAAATCAAACAAGGAAGCCTTACTTGTCATATTCAGAATATTTATGAAAAACCTTTTGATCATATTCGAATCGGTGCAAAGAAATACAAAGTTGATTACTCACGAAGACTCCGAACAAAGGAGTCTTTTATTCTGTCTGAGGTGCAATAAATATGGCAAAAGTTGAAATAAGAGGATTAGATAAACTGCAGAAGAAACTCAAAAAGAATTGTTCTTTGGAAGATGTGAAAACAGTTGTTTTGAAGAATGGAATGGATATGCAAAATAAAACAGTTAAAAATGCAGTATTTACAAAAGGGTATTCAACAGGTGCAACCAAAAGAAGCATCAGAGGCGAAACACGTGATGGCGGATTTACATATGCAGAAGGACCATCAACGCATTATGCACCTTATGTTGAATTTGGAACACGTTTTATGGACGCACAACCTTTTGTTAGACCTGCATTCAAACAACAAGTACCAATCTTTAAATCGGATATGAAGAAACTAGTTAAGTAGGTGATGCAATGGATTCACAGCAGGAATTATTCACTGCACTAAAAGTGCAATTAGAAAAAGCGTTAAAAAGTAAAGGTATTAATGTATACGATACGTTTCTTCCAAGTGAAGGGACACCATATCCATATGTATACATTGGTTCAAGTCAACTAGTGGACGATTATGGGAATAAAACAATGATTTTAGGTGATATCACGCAAGTTGTGGATGTTTGGCACAACAATCCTAGGAAGCGTGGAGAATTGTCTGAAATTATGCAAACCATTAAGAAAGTGGCTAGACAAATCAACCACACAAACAACTTTGCTTTTATGATCCAAAATGTCAACCAACGGATATTATCGGATTCAAGTACAGGAGCACCATTGATGCATGGTGTTTTAGAGTTGGATTTTAGAATTACAGGAGGAATAAAATAATGAAATTTGATTTACAAATGTTCGCAGAAGCAATAAAAGAATCAGTTGCAGGTAAACAGTTGATCTATCTTTTCAGAGTTGCAGAAGATTCAAAAAAAGAAAGTGCTAGTGCAATTGCATTCCCAACAGAAAACGAGCGAAACGTGACTAAAGATGCAGATACGACTGCAACAAAAGACGGAACTATTCGTACACCATCAGTGGCAGAAATTGAAATTACATCAACATCTGTTTTAGCAAAAGGTGATGCAATTATCGACAAATTAGAAAAAGCTATGTTGGCAGATAAGTTGGTCGAATGTTGGGAAGTAAACCTAGCAGAAGAAGGTACTGAAACAAATGCCGGTAAGTTTAAAGCTAAATACTACCAAGGATATTTAACAGAATGTTCAATTTCATCTGAAGCAGAAGGAGTTGTTGAAGTTTCTTTGACATTTGGAGCGAATGGAAATGGAGCGGATGGATATGCATCAGTAACTAAAGAACAACAGGAAATCGCATCTTACGTTTATAAAGATGTAACAAAAGAAGAAGGAACAAGCGTATAGAACATAGGGGCAGAAAAGCCCCTTTTATTTTCAAATTTAGAAAGTGAGGACTTTGAATGAGTAAAAACATGGAAATTGAAGCAAATGGAGAGATTTATCAGCTAGTAGCAGGGTTCGGATTCTTGCATGAAGTAAATAAAAGAGTGACTGTGGATGTACCAAACACTAAAAACAAAAAAGAAGTAGGTTTGAAATTTATGGTCGCAAGCATCATGGATGGAGATATTGATGCATTAGTCGATTGTATCTTCTGTATGAATATTGGACAAACACCACGTTTAAAGAAAACAGACATTGAAAGATATTTAGAAGATGTAGAAGATATCGACAAAGTTTTTGAGGACGTAATCAATTTTTTATCTCAAGCGAATGCGTGCAAGAAAGAAGTGAAATCACTGATGACGAGCATGCAGGAAGAAGAGAAGAAATAGACGAAACATTTGATGAAATGTATGAACGTGTCGCTTTGACTTGTTTTAGATACTTAGACTTCAAAAATTTGGATCAGGTAAATAATCTTACCCCTTACGAATATCGACTTCTAATGAAGGCTAAAGAGCTACAAATGGTAGATGACCAGTATTATCTGCATTTACAAGCATACCTAAATATGACTGCACAGGCTAAAAAGCAAGTAGGCAAGAAACAGAGAATGGTATACACGAAATTTAGCAAGTTCTTTGACTATCAGAAAGAGTTGGATCGTGTCATGGGGATAAAGAAACAAAGCAAGTTTGATAAGTTGGCAGAGTTCATAAATAAAAAGGAGGGATAACAATGGCAGAAAGTTTTAGTGTTGAAGCCATACTAACGGCAACCGATAAGAATATGACCTCAACCATGAACAAAGCTATAGGAGCGTGCCAGTCGTTTAGTGATAGAGTTAAATCTATTGTAGCTGGTGTCGGCATAACTAAAGCTATTGGTGCAACGATGAACGTTTTTAGCTCATCCTTTGATGGTGCTATTAATAGATTTGATACCATGCAATCCTATCCAAAAGTTATGAAGTCTTTGGGATTTTCAATTGAACAATCTCAAAAGAGTGTTGCAAAGTTAAATCAGTCAGTACAAGGCTTACCAACAAACTTGGCAGATGTTGTAACAACATCTAAGTCGTTGTCTGCCGTTACAAGTAATATTGATAAGGCAACTGATACTACAATCGCATTAAACCATGCGTTTTTAGCAAGTGGATCTAGTTCAGAAGATGCATCACGTGGCTTGCAACAGTATTCACAGATGCTTGCTAAAGGTACAGTTGATATGGAATCATGGAGAACCTTACAGGAAACAATGGCTCCAGCATTAACTAAAGTATCTAAGAAACTAGGTATTGCAAGTGGTAATGCAAATGAATTGTATGATGCATTAAAGAATGGAACGATTACATTTGATCAGTTTAATGATGCAATGATTGAATGTGATACTGAAACCGGTGGCTTTGCAGAAACTGCATTAGAAGCTTCTAAAGGTGTTAAAACTTCTATGACTAACATCAAGAGTGCAGTACAAAACTTAGAACAAGGGTTCTTGTCTGCAATGAATAACATGTTGAAGTCAAAAGCCATGGGTGGATTAGTTGATAATCTAGAAAAGATTAAATCTAAAATCTATGACTTTAGAAATTCAATCATGGAATCCAAGGATGATGGTTTGACATGGGACTTCAAGCCTGGAGTCTTGGAGAATGTATCAAAAGCTATGGATTGGCTTGCAGATAGAGCAAACAATGCTAAAGCTATGGTCCAACAATTCTATGATGGATTTATGAAGACAGATGCAGTACAAAACGCAATTACATTGTTCGACAAAGTCAAAGATGCTATTGGAAATGTAATGGATAAGTTGCAAGACAGTAAAGTCTTTGAGCAGTTAGGACAAGACATTGGAAATATCATTGCAAAAGTAGAAAATGTAACTGGCAAAATTGCAGATTTCATAGCAAATCTTAAAACGGAAGATGTTAAGAGATTTGCAAGTGCAGTCAAATTATTGGCAGGAGCATTTGTTGCAATCAAAGTCGGTAGCAAAGTATCTAGTATGATTAGTGGTGTCGTTGGCACGGCTAAAGGTGGATATTCAAAGTTAAAATCAATTATTGACAAAATCAGAGGATTAGGAGAAAAACCAACTCAAGAAATACCTGGACAATTACCACAAAATGGTACTCCAAGTGACGGTATTGGTGATGCAACAATGCGAACTGCTCAGAAAACATCTAAAGCAGCTCAGATTATTAATTCTGCATTTGAAGGAATTTCAAATGTTATTACTTCGGTATGTGAAGGTGTAAAAGGAATTATAACAGGTCTAGGAGAAGCAATTAGTACTGCTTTTCAAGGTATCGGACAAGGCATTAAATCAGCTTTGGAAGGAGTCGGCACTGTTATTGAATCATTTGGTACTGCAATCAGTACAGTAGCACAAGGTATTGGACAAGGTTTAGCAACTGCATTTACAGGATTAGGAACTGCAATCGCAATGGTGCCACCAACTACATGGCTTGCGTTGGCAGCAGCTATTCTTGCAACTGGTGCTGCAATGGCATTGGTTGGCTCTCAAGGTGAAGGCTTGCAAATGGTTCTTCAGGGTGTTGCAGATGCTGTTTCTGCGTTTGGACCTGTTATCAAAGAAGTATTTGAAGGTATCAGTGGTGTAATTACATCGTTTGGAGAAACAGTAAGTGGAATCTTAAACTCAGTTTCAGGAGTGATTAAATCTATTGGACAATCTGCTTTGAATGCTGGCAAAGGATTCAAAGAATTAGCTAAAGGCATTCAGATTATTACTGGTTTAAATTTGTTTGATATGGGAGCTAGCTTAGCTGCAGTAGCAACCGGTATAGGAGCTATATCTGCAGCTTCTGTAGGCATAGGAAGCGCAGGTACTCAGATGATGGCCCTTGTAACTGCTATCAGTATGGTAGGTACTACATTTGCTAGTACATCGGCTACGGTGACAAGCTCATGCAATAACATTATCAGTGCAATGTCTGCAGCAGAAGCTAGGGCTTCGACTTCAGGAACTGCAATGGGTACTAAGTTTACAGCAGGACTTAAAGGAAGCTTATCAAAAAGTGTGTCAATAGCACGATCTTCATGCAATAACATTATTAGTGCATTCAATGCGTGCCAGTCAAAAGCACAATATTGTGGTCAGATGATTGGTCAAGGATTGGCGAATGGCTTAAGAGCTAGTGAAGGTTCTGTTAGAGCTGCGGCCGCTAGTTTAGCAGCAGCTGCAGATGCTGCAATTCAAGCAAAGGCTAAAATTGGATCACCTTCTAAAGTTACTAAGAAAGATGGTATGTGGATTGGCAAAGGTTTTGTTCTAGGTATTAAATCTATGTATTCTGACGCAAAAAGAGCTTCAGAGGATTTATTCTATCTTCCTATGATGAGTGCTCCTAAAATGGCTTTTGGAGGCATTGTGAGTGATATGAACGCAGAATACGATTACACTAGCAACGCTCAATTAACAGTCGAAACACCACTTTACATTAATGATCGTGAATTCGCACGTGCAACATACAGAGCAAATCAGAATGAGATTAACAGACATTCAAAATTCAATGAGAGATTGCGAGGTAACAGATAATGTATCCATTCGTAAATACAATAAATAGTGGCATCGTCGGTACTAACCTACCGACAGAAGCCATGTCATATAATGGCGTATATTTAGAAAATGAAATAGATGGATATCGTACACTTTCTGTAACAGGACGTGAGTTGATGGAATCAGAAGTAAAACATACTGAAATTGATGGAATGGATGGTTCTTATTACAGATATAAAACAACTCCTGCAAGAACGATTACTGTTAGGTACCAGTTGAGAGCTAGAGGAAGCAGAGAATTTCGAGAAGCTTACAACAAGATGAATAAATTGTTGAGTGGTGAGCAAGTAAAAGTCATTTTTAATGATGAAAGTGACAGGTATTTCATTGGAACTAAGACATCTAATACACAAGTTGATGGTGGAAGTAATAACGTGATCGGTGAAATTGAAATCTATTGCTCAGACCCATGCAAATATTCATCCACAGAAAAAGAATTTACTGCTACTGATGGAGTATTGAACATTGTCAATGAAGGAACTGTACCTGTAAGTATTGATTATGATGTTCAGACAACATCTGAAACCGGATATATTGGTATCGTATCAACTGAAGGTGTCATGCAATATGGAAAGATTGAAGAATTAGATTCTGAATCATATCAACAGAGTGAACATTTAGTTAATATCAACAACTTTTACAATTGTGCAGATGACACTGGTGGAACAGATGTAATGCATCCACAATTTGGTGCTAATGGAACTTGTGCAAAAAAAAGTTGGTTTGGTCAAAACTTTCTAGGTTTTGGAACGGTTGGAGCAAAAAAAGGAAATGCTAGTGGTGGATTAAGAACATTGGTAATACCTGCAGATTCAAATGGAGATTCAAGTGGATCTCAGAACTTCTATTGTTATTTTCATTTGATATTCTATGCGAGTTTGATGGGTCAAACTGGTGAAATGTGTATCAACTTCTTAACAGCAGATAATAAATTGATTTGCGGTTGTAACTGGTACAAGACAGATACAGTAGGTAATACAGGACATTATGAGTTTTGGGCGAATGGTAAAATGCTAAGAGAGTTCTCATACACTACTTCACATTTACACACGCAAAATCCATGGTATTGGGACTGGGGTCATTGCGATATTCTAAAAGAGGGAGGAAACATTCGCTTCTTCTACTGGGGAGGATATCACGACTACTACATTCCAGAGATTGTAAACATGAAGTGCACCAAGATTCAGGTTGCATTTAAACAATGGGGTGATAGAGGTGGAAACCAATTGATGGGCATGATGGGGTTTGATGTAATAAACTTCACAAAGAACAATGTTTCGAAATGGAGAGATATACCAAACAGATATCCAAGTGGAACTAAAATCACGATTGACGGAAAATCATCTCACGTTTATGTGAATGGAATGGCTAGGCCTCAAGATGAGGTGCTAGGAACTAAATATTTTAAAGCACCAGTCGGTACTACAGAGATAAAGACTACGTGCTCTAGTTGGTCAAAATCAAAACCAATAGTAAAGGCTAGAATTAGGGAGGCATGGTTATAATGGAACAAATAAGAATAGCAATATTAACTCCTTACGATAAGGTTCTAGCTTTTTTAGACAACACAGTACCTAGCGCAATGCATTACTTTGATGAAACATTGCATACATATTTGAAAGGCTCAGCATATACATTTGAATTCACTACATTGACTGCACATGATGATGCAGTCTTTTTAGTTGAAGGAAATAGGCTTAGCTTTACAAGAAAAAACAAAGGCTATTATTTAACAATCATGAATGTTGAAAAAGGTGGTGACACAACAACTGTTACCGCCTACGGTCTTTGCCTTGAATTAACGAATGAATATGTAGATGCTTATAAAGCTCCTAGAGCTATGTCATTTGCAGAATATGTAAATGCGTATGGATTTGAGAAATCGTTCGTAATTGGCAAGAATGAAGTATCAGATAAACGTATCACGCATGAGTGGACTGGTAGCGATACTGTACTAGCTCGATTGTATTCAATTGCAAATGTATTTGATGCAGAATTAGAGTTCGTAACTCAATTGAATGATGATTATTCTTTGAAAAATTTTGTGTTGAATATTTACAGAGCACATTCAGATTCCATTCAAGGAATGGGAAGTGACAAGCGCAGTACAATATTAAGATATCCAAATGATGTGTATGGAATTATTAAAACAAGTGATATTACTGAGCTATACACTGCAATCAGACCTACAGGAACAAATGGATTACAACTTAACTCAATCAGTGGTCGAGTTGTAAATGATTCAAACGGAAATGTTTTGTATAAAGTTAATGGAAATAATATACTAGCACCTCAAGCAAGAGATAGATTTCCTTCAACTTTACTTACAAATCATTCAAACGATATGTATGCAGTGCTAGTGTGGTCTTATGAAACTGAAAATGTTGAGACATTATACGGTCAAGCACTAGCTCAATTGAAAAAGAATTGTGTTCCTAAAGTTACATATGATATAGATGCATATATTGATGCGGATATCGGTGATACGTTCACAATCGAAGATGCAGAGTATAGTCCTACGTTGTATTTAGAAGCACGAATCACAGAACAAGAGATTTGTTTCACTGATTCAGAAAAGTGCAAGACAATCTTTGATAACTTTGAAGAAAAGCAATCGCAGATTAGTTCGGCTCTGATCAGTGAAATGAACAAGATGATTGAGTTAAAGAAAGTTTATGAAGGCTCAATCGTATCTTCAAATGGAGTTCTATTTAAGGAAGATTCAGATTTAACTAATTTGACTGCATTGGTAAAGGATGATGGTGTTGATATCACATCTAAGTATTCGATTATTTGGTATAAAGATGATGAGAGGTTATCAACGAGTCAAACAATCACAGTCAATGCTTCAGACTTCACAGAAAAGGCCGTATATCGATTTAAAGCAATGAGTGGTGAAATACTTAAAGCAAGTGCAGAAGTCACTGTAATGCGACTACAAGATGGTCAGAATGGAACAAGCGCATATGTACATATTGCCTATGCAAACAGTTCAGATGGTCGTGTGGATTTCAGCTTAACAGACTCAAATCGTAAATTTATTGGTCAGTATTCGGATTCAAAACAATATGGTTCTGAGGACCCAACAAAATACCGATGGTCTGTAATTAAAGGTGAAGATGGCCAGTCGTTCATAAGTGCCGAGGAACAGTTCTATTATTCAACATCACAAACCGAATTAGTCGGCGGTGAGTGGTTTGTTGGTAATGTGGTTTATCAAAGTGATAAGTTCCTTTGGAAACGTTGGAAATGTACGTATGCAAATCCAAGTGAAATCAAGTACACGAAAGCTATATTTGACAACACATGGAATGAGATTGACTCAAAGATCGGTGAGATTCATACTCAAGTATCTCAAGCTAACAATCAATCTAAAGAAGCAGTTGATAAAGCAACGCAAGCTCAAACGGCAGCAAGTAAAGCGAATGAATTAGCTAATACCGCTAACACTCAATCAAGCGAGGCTAAGAAACTAGCACAAGATGCAAATACTAGTACTGGTAAAGCTCAACAACAGATTGATGCAATTAAAGGTGATATCACCGATTCAAAGCAGCAGATTCAAGATGCAGTGGATAAAGCCAACGCAAACGCAAGTGAAATTGCTACTGTTAAAGAAACATACGCTACAAAGGTTGACTTAACTACTGAATCAAAAACAATTCATGCAGATGTTTCAACTGAGATTGAAAAGAAAGTCGGTGAGTTATCGGCAACAGTTTCTCAAACTTATGCTTCTAAGAGTGATTTAACAAGCATTGAAGGTAGCTTAAATACCAAGATTAAACAAAATGCCGATTCAATTACAACTCAAGCTACATCTATTGAAAAGTTACAATCAGATACAACGCAAGCTCAGTTAGATATCGCTGATGCAACAAAGAAAGCAACTCAAGCTCAAGCGACTGCAAATCAAGCAGTTACAAATGCTCAGAGTGCTCAAACTTTAGCAGATGAAGCTAAACAAAAGGCAGACAGTGCTCAATCAAATTTAGACAATGCTAACAAGGAATTAGCGGATGCAAAAGCTAATCTAGAAACAGTAACTGGTAGAGTTGATGCAAGTGAATCAGAAATTGCAAGCGCTAAAACTCGTTTAACAAATGCAGAAACTGCAGTACAGAAAGCTCAATCAGATGCGACTACTGCTCAAGGTAATGCTCAAACTGCAATCAACAATGCTAAGGAAGCTCAAGTAGTTGCGGATGATGCAAAAGCTAAAGCAGAACAAGCTCAAAAGGATTTAGCAGAATTAACAAACAAAGTTACTTCTAATACAACTAAAATCGAACAAAATTCCAATGCTATTAAATTACAAGCAAAATCTGTTACCGAGATAAAAGGAGTGGCAGATAATGCGAACAGTAATGCATCAAGTGCATTAAATAAAGCTAATAGCTTAACTGATAGAGCAAATAGTGGTGAGTTTGATGGACGTGGTGTTGCAAGCACAAAAGTAGAGTATCAAGCATCTACTTCTGGAACGACTGTGCCTACCGGAGCATGGTCTACTACAATTCCATCTGTTGCTGCTGGTTCATATTTATGGACTAAGACTACAACTAACTATACTAGTGGAACTCCTACAATAGGATATTCTGTAGCTCGTATGGGTGTGAATGGAGCTAAAGGAGATAAAGGAGCTACTGGAGATAGAGGTCCTCAAGGTATTCAAGGACCCCAAGGTGATAAAGGTAATGATGGTAAAGGTATTAAGTCTACATCAGTAACTTATCAAATATGGTCAAATGGTACTTCAACTCCGACTGGTACATGGTCATCTACTCCTCCAAAAACTACTGCTGATAAACCATATTTATGGACAAGGACAGTAATTACTTATAGCGATAACACTCAGAGTACTTCGTATTCTGTTGGAAGTACTCCTGAAGGGATTCAAGTTGGCGGTAGGAATTTAATTAAATACGGTAAAGGTGATTCTAAAAACGGAATATTTAAAAACTTCACACGTATTAAAGATGGTTATGCCGAATTTACCTTAAAAAGTAAACAAACATATGCTGCGGTAAATATTGGAAAAGGCTTTGTGTTAGGGTGTAGGGAATATAAAGTTGGTGCTGTTTATATTTGGTCATATGACATTATGTTCACTGAATGGAATTTCCCATCAGGCACAAATAGGAACGAGTTTTGGTTTGGACAAAGGTATATAAATGCTCCATCAGGTCAAACTGGAACTGGACAATGGACAAAGGTAACAGCTCATAATTTACCTGAAGTTGGGAGTAATGGGTGCAAATTAAACGAATGGTATCATGTAGAACAAAAAATAATAATTCCAGCACAAGCTTCTGCCAATGTCGGCACCACTGCTTCTATTCAATTTTACAATTCTAATGCAAATGTTGAAGCTAGTTTTACAGCAAGATTTAAAAATGTCAAACTTGAACTCGGCAATAAAGCCACAGACTGGACTCCAGCACCTGAAGATGTAGATGAAGCAATAAATACAGAACGCACTGAGCGACAGTCTGCTATTGAGACTAAAGCAAATGAAATCACTTCAAAGGTATCTGAAACTTATATATCAAATTCTGCATTTGAGCATTATCAAAATACTGTATCAACTCAGTTTACTCAAACAAAGAAAGACTTTACATGGTCAATCAGTCAATCAGTAACTGATGCTAAGAATGAGATGAGCGGTCAAATTGACAGTGTAAATGGAAGATTAGATGGTTTGAAACAAACCACAGACAACGTAAACAGTTATATGTCGTTTGATAACGATGCATTGACTTTAGGTAAATCAGACAGTGCATTTAAAACTAAGATTACAAACCAAGAATGGTCGATTCAAAAGAATGGTGCAAAGGTAACATACATAAATGATCAAACAATGTACATTACAGATGGACAATTTACGCAGTCTTTAAAAGTAGGTGCATTTGGATTTGTGCCAAGAGCAAATGGCTCTTTAGACTTTAAGAAAGTGGGGTGATTGAATGGCAGAATTTAGTGGCGGAATACAAATCACAAATGGTCAATGGGATAAATACTCTCTTATTTTAAAATGTTGGGAAGATTCTTATTCTATTGAAAACAACACATCACGGGTGTATTGGTGGGTTGGTATTCGTTCAAATACACAGTACCATAATCACCAAGGATTGAGCGAACACTATAAAGTGGTAGTGAATGGTTCAACAGTACACGATGCTAGCCATACAGTTTCGTGTGGTAGTGGCCAAACTGTTGGAATCGCAGATGGATATACAACAGTATCGCACAATGCAGATGGTTCTAAATCAATTAGCGTAAGTGCATCATTTAGTTGTGACAATACAAGTTATTACGCACCTCGAACTGGTTCTTGTAGTGGTTCGTTGACATTAACAACCATTCCAAGAGCATCAAGTATATCTATTGATAGTCCTAGTATTGAATGTGGTAACACTATTAATATTAACGGTTCGAGTGCTTCAAAGAACTTTACGCATAAAATCTATGCAACATGGAACGGTAAAACAAGTGAATTAGTAACGATAGCTAGCGGTACAACAACCCCTAGCTTTTCTTATACCATTCCAACCTCATGGGAAAAGGACTTACCTAACTCAACAAGCGGCATCGCAACGTTTACTTTAGAAACATTCAGTGGTTCAAATTCCGTTGGTTCTAAGTCGGTAAATGCAACTATCAAAGTCAGAAGCGGTGTAGTTCCTTCGATTGATAGTATCAAAATAACGGATGCAAATTCTGTATGTGCAGGAATTGGGCAGATAGTTCAGTCGCAATCTAGGTTGAATTTTGCAATTACATATAGTGGTGCACAAGGTTCAACTGTTACATCTGTATCAACCGAATTTGAGGGACAAACATATAACAATAGCTCATTTACAACTGGTACTGTACAAGGTAGTGGTAGCATTAGCTATACAACAACGATCTATGATTCACGTGGTCGTAGTTCACAAGTCAGTGGAAAAATAACTGTATCTGCATATAGTTCACCTAGATTAACGAATGTGACTGCAAAACGTGCTAACTCAAGTTATGTAGTAGATGAAGCAAGTGGAACATATGCGTTATTGCATTTCAAAGTAGGATTTACTGGTTTAACAGGAAAGAATGCGACATCATTCTATATCCAATATCGAGCTAGTGGGGCTAGTTCATGGACGAAAATAAATTCATGGGATAACAACTACTCACTCGAACAAGATTACAAAGCAGGTAACTTATTTACATCTGCAACAAGCTCTTATGAAGTAGCCTTCGGTGTTAAGGATAAATTCATGAATGACTACTCATGGCAAATCTTTACAGTAGCACCTACTTACTCGTTAATTAACTTTGGTAAAGATGGAAGGTCGTTAACGTTCTTCGGTCAAGATGGTAATAATGCTAACCGATTAACTGTTAATGGTGATTTGGTATCAAATAAGTACAAGTTCAGTTCGGTTAGTGAGAATACATCATCAAGTCATGTATTGGTTGAGAGTGGCAATGAAATTCAATATCGTGATTGGAATAAATTGGTAAACTCAATCAAGAGTGCAATGTACCCAGTAGGTTCGGTTTATATCACATACAATAATGTCAATCCTGGCACATTCCTAGGTGGAACTTGGGAACGTTTTGGACAAGGTAGAACTTTGGTCGGTGAAGGTACAGGAAATGACGGTAGTACAAGTATGTCCTTTACTGCTAATAGCACTGGAGGCAGTTATAAACATAACCATATTTATGGAATAAAAGTAAATGAGTATTATAGTGTTACATCAAATTTAAGAGTCCGTAAATCAGATGGTTCATGGCAAGGTGGTATAAGAGATGGAACAGGACATGCATATTTTAATAACTGTAGCCAAGCAGGCAATAAAGAATTAAATACAGATACATATAAAATCGAATCAAACACTTCAAATTCAGGTACTATACAACCGTACATAGTTGTTTTCTTTTGGAGAAGAACTGCTTAATTTATGCAATCCTTTTCCATCTTTACGGCCGTTTTCAAGTTTTTGAAGAATCATTTCCTGGAGAATATCATTGTTCAGTTCCTCGATTTGATAACTGCCAAGTGATGGCAGTATGTGATTGTGGATCACATTACAATAATTTGTGTAAGTGCTGTATTTTAGATAGATTTTCTTTTCTTGAAGCCAAGAATGTAATTTGTCAGAATATAGCATTTTTGTTTACCTCGTTTTTTTTATGTTAATAGGAGGATTTTATATGACTAAAGTTCATGAAATCAATTTAAATACAAAGTTATGGAATTTCTTTACGGAACATGACTTTATTATTCTTGATTTGACAGATAAACAAATCAATGAACAAGATTACGTGTTATTCAAACAAGTGTCTTTAGATGAAGGAAAAGAAACTGATACAGGTTTGTTTAGAATGACACAAATTCGTAGCATCACAACTAACGATGGTTTCAAAGATGGTTATGTGATGTTAAACGTAACTAAATTATAGATATTGCGGAGTCTAGAAATAGGCTCGTTTTTAATAAGTCTAATAGGAGGATCAATATGAATTTAGATTTTACACAAGTTACAAATTATTTTGTTTTAGTTGTTTTGGTAGCGTGCTTAGTTGTCGGATATATTTTAAAAACATCATTTACAAGTTTTCCTAATAAATATATTCCAACAGTGCTTGCTTTAATTGGAATGACATTAAATCTAGCGGTATCAGGCCTTTCGATTGAAAGTGCCGTATATGGAGCGGTGATGGGATTGGCATCTACCGGACTGCATCAGGCATTTACACGTTTCATTGAAGGCCAAACAGAAGAAAAATAAAGTAGGTGGTTTGTATGAATTTTACGATTACAAGCCAGCAGATTGTATGGATTTGTGGCTTCATAGCATCCGTTTGGGGAGTTGTGAAGATTATTAAAGAATTGAAAAAGCCGAGCGATGATTTAAAAGCTAAAGTTCAAAGACACGATGAATTGCTTCACAAAGATAATGAGCGATTAAATTCGCTTGAGAAGATAACACTGAATCAGGAAGGTATCAATCGCAAATTAGAAGAGCATACTCGCATTCTATCAGATCATGACGATCGGTTAGAAGAAGATAAAAAGCGAGGCGATCTGATGTTAAAGGCGAACATGGCCATCCTCGATGGAATGCTATCAGAAGATGATAAAGAAAGCCTAAAGGCTACACGAAAGGAAATTCAGGACTTTTTAGTCGAAAAAAATTAGGAGGTATAATTCATGGAAGAAAAAGAAGTAAAATTTGAAGAATTATCAGAAGAAGCTCAATCTGAGTTATCAAATGGAAAAGAAGAAGGTGAAGAAGAATGTCATATTCAAGCTTAA